TCAATTAAGAGCAGTAAAATATATTGATGAGATTATACCTTACGATACAGAACAAAGTTTACTAGATTTACTAGAAGCTACGGAAATACATCTTCGATTTGTTGGAGAAGATTATACAGACAGACATTTTACAGGCAAAGGATTACACGAAATCTATTACACAAGTAGACAACATTCTTTCTCTAGTAGTGAGTTAAGAAATAAAATAAATGAAAGCAGTAATAAAAAATAGAATACAAATAATGGGTACGCCTGAACTTTTCAATAAGATAGAAAAGGAATTGACATATACATTGCCTCCTCGTATGCCACAAGACCCACCTATGGTGTTTAAAACAATTAGGTATATTAGAAGTGGGCTAATTTCTATACCTGTAGGAAGAATAGACTTAATCCCAGATGATTACGAAGTTTTTGATAAAAGAGTTAGTGTAGAAGCAGACTTTCCTGAGTTTAAGTTTGATTTACGACCAAGTCAAAAAGCGGTATATGATGAGATTGATGACTGCGCTATAATAAACGCTTGGGTAAGTTGGGGAAAGACTTTTACAGGTTTAGCTATCGCAGCAAAACTTGGACAAAAAACACTCGTTGTTACGCATACAACTACATTAAGAGCGCAGTGGGAAAAAGAAGTGAAAAAAGTCTTTGGAATTGAAGCAGGAGTCATAGGTGGTGGTAAGTTTGATATTGATCCTCCTATCGTTATTGGGAATATCCAATCTTTATACAGACGAGTGGACGACATAAAACAAGTTTTTGGAACTGTGATTTTAGATGAGATGCATCATGTAAGTAGTCCAACTTTTACACGCATAGTAGATGAAATGCCTTCTAGATTTAAAGTAGGACTAACAGGAACACTAGAACGAAAGGACGGAAGACATGTAGTGTTTAGAGATTACTTTGGGCATAATGTATTTAAACCACCTAAAGAAAATTATTTAGTACCTAAAATACATATTTACAAAACAGATATACGATTTATAGATGGTTCGTTTACGCCTTGGGCAGAACGAATCAACGACCTTACTCATAACGAAGAATATGTCCATAGTTTGAGTATGATAGCGGCAAAGTATGCTGCAGAAGGACATAAGGTATTGGTTGTCTCTGATAGAGTACACTTTCTGAAAAGATGTGCTAATCTAGTAGGAGATGCCGCAGTATCAATAACAGGCGATATGAATTTTGATGAAAGAGATAGTGCAATGAAACAAATCAAAACAGATAAAAATATTTTATTTGGAACGCAATCTATTTTCTCAGAAGGTATATCATTAAACGAATTGAGTTGTTTAGTATTAGGTACACCAGTTAATAATGAACCTTTACTAACACAGCTTATAGGTAGAGTAGTCCGAAAAATGGATGGCAAAAGACAACCAGTTGTCGTAGACATAAATTTAAAGGGCAAAACAGCAGCTCGTCAAGCAAATGCAAGAATGGGCTACTATATTAGAGAAGGCTATGAGGTAGCCGTATTATGAATAAAACAGAAAAGAAAGAAATTCAATTAAATCTTGAAGAAATGAAAAAGATGAAGATATTTCTAGCAACTCCTATGTATGGTGGTCAATGCTACGGTTTATATACTAAGTCATTAATGGACACAACTAGTATGTTTATGCACTATGGGATTGAGATGCAGATTTATTATTTATTCAATGAATCTTTAGTAACTAGAGCAAGAAACTATTGTGTCGCAAACTTTTTAAAATCTGAGGCAACTCATATGCTATTTATAGATAGTGATGTTGCTTGGCAAGCTATGGACTTAATGTATTTTACTCATTTAGTTGCAGAAGACCCAGAGAAGTATAGAGTCATGACAGCACTATATCCTAAGAAAACTATAGCTTGGGAGAAAGTATTAAGAGCTGCTCAGTCAGGAAACTTTGATGATAACCCAGTAGCACTAGAAAAGGTTGCAGGAGATATGGTTTTTAATCCAGACCATACAGCATATCCAGACGGTAGAGCTCCTATTTATGAACCAGTAAAAGTCAAAGAGGCAGGTACTGGATTTATGATGATACATAGAAGTGTATTTGAAGACTACGCAAAAGCACATCCTGAACTAGAATATACTCCAGACCATCTTAGAGAAGGAGAATTTAAACCAGGTGAAAAAATCCATGCTTACTTTGATTGTATAATCAATGAAGAAAATAGATATTTAAGTGAAGATTACATGTTTTGTGAAAATCTGAGAAAGTTAAATATAGATATATGGACATTACCTATGATTGAGCTTATGCATTGTGGTAGTTACATCTACCAAGGTAAACTAGTGGATATGGCACTGAGTGACGTTCATGCAACACTTGCTCCAGAAGATGTTGGAAAAATTCGAAGTAGTCGTCCGTATGAAGATGACAAAAATAGTTCTTGACAACATCTTATAAATTTGATATAATATGTTATTATTTAATTGGAATGAGATTTTAAAAAGAAGCAAAGGAAATGTTATGGACACCATTACAATCCTTAGAATTATTACTTTTAAACTTACACCCAAAAATTACAACGACCGAGTGTTCAAATTTTACGAACACTATTACGGCGGTCAGTCGTTTCTCTTGAATCCTGAGGAATTACTGAACGCTGGTCGCAGCTACTCAGATAAAGAGGTAGTGGAATATGCAGGAGTCGCATCGTTCCGCAATTACTTCGAGTATGTGCAAACCAAAGACTCCACACTTGACCTTCTGATGTTACCAATATCAGAAGATATTATTACTAAAAACAGACTGCTCGACATAAAAGACGGCAGGATTCATTTTATGTTTGAGGAGACACTATAGGAGAATTATTATGGCAATAGGCTTTAATGTAACCAAGGGCTCAGCCCAAAAAGATAAAATATCAACTTATAACTATGCGGATAAGGAAGACCACAAGGTAAGACTAGTGGGCGACTTACTCCCTAGATATGTCTACTGGATTAAAGGAGAGAACAACAAAAACATCCCTATGGAATGTTTGTCTTTCGACAGAAACTCTGAAACCTTTAATAACATCGAACACGACCATGTAAGAGACTTTTACCCAGACTTAAAGTGTGGATGGTCTTATGCGGTCCAATGTATTGATTATTCAGACATGTCAGTTAAGGTATTGAATCTTAAAAGAAAACTATTTGACCAAATTATTGTGGCTATGGAAGACTTAGGCGATCCAACAGACCCAGTAACTGGTTATGACATTCATTTTAAAAGAAAGAAAACTGGACCACAGGTATTTAATGTGGAGTATCAGTTAGCTGTCTTAAAATGTAAAAATCGTGAACTAACAGATGAAGAAAAAGACCTCATCAAAGACCTTAAATCTATGGATGATGTACTTCCTAGACCTACTGCTGATGCGCAGTTAGAGCTTCTAAGAAGAATCAACAACCAAGATGGTGCTGAAGAGCAGGTAGATTCGGAGTTTGACGTATCATGATAGGGGTAGGAGAGAAGTTTCCTCATTTCAATTTGAGGGGTGTCAATGAAAATAATGAGTTTGTGAATGTATCAGTAACTGAACATTACGAGCCATTAAAACATGATTATACAGTTGTTTACTTCTATCCAAAAGACTTTACCTTTATCTGCCCAACAGAAATTTTGGGTATGGACATATTAACAGATGATGCTAATGTGATAGGTATAAGTGGCGATAATGAGTTTTGTAAATTAGCTTGGAAAGAATCTAATCAACTCATAGATGGCATACACCATTCTCTAGCCGCAGACTGTGGTTTGAGTTTATCTCGTAAACTAGGAATAGTTGATGAAGAAGAAGGTGTTTGTTATAGAGCTACATACATTATTGATAGAAATGATGTAGTACAACATGTAAGTGTTAACGCACTTGACACAGGCAGAAATGCACAAGAAGTCTTTAGGACACTACAAGCTATTAAAGCTGGTGGTCTAACAGGCTGTGAATGGCAACCTGGAGAAGAATTCGTAGGATAATGAAAGGATATATACTAACAATCTGTTTAGCCATGACAGGAACAATAGCAATGGCATATAATAATTTAGAATACAAAAATGTACCTCGTGTACATGGTTGTACTGGCGAGTGTTATGCAGAGTATGTTGCACTAAACGGCACACCTGCAGAAATTGAGCAGAAAAAACAAGCATTAGCACAAGCAGATGAATTTAGTAATATCAGAAGTCTATGGGC